CCGCTGAGAGGTCTCTTGGTGTTGCGTGGGAAAAAACGCCGTTCGAGTTCGCCGAGTTCCCGATCACCATCACCACGCCGAGCCTGTCGCATCATCTGGCCTAGCACGGCACCCGCCCTCCGGTTGCAACTTCGATGTTCTCGGCGTACCTCAGGGCCTCCACCCAGCGCACGGGGGTGGGTGTGCCCTGCTTCCCAAGGGTCATCGGGCCTGGGTCCTTGACCGCACCGAGCACACACCTCGGGGGTAGAGACCAGCATGGTGCTACGCCGTGCCTGGTGGTCTGCTCCGTAGGAGGTACCCCCCCTACGCCGTTTGTGCCTGCAGTTCATGGAGCCGCAGATGCAGGCCCTTCGACCCCCCACCCCTTGTTTCTGCATGACCCCCCCCACCCCTTTTTCAGCCGACCTTGGGCTTGATGACCAGCTCGAGGTAGGAGCGCTGGGGGAAGCGTTCGATGGCCCCGCTCGCGAAGGTGATGACAGCCTCGATCAGGTACGTGCCTGGGGTATCGGTGTCTGGGGCGACCCACTGGTACTCGAGCACGCCGGTCGGGGCATCCACCACGGTCAGGGTCTTGGTCACGATGGTGGTGTCGTGGATACGCCGCATCTTGATGACCTTGGACGTGGCGCCGGTGACGTCGGCGTTCAGGTCGATCGTCAGCTTGGGTGCGAGGTCGCCCTGCTTGAGGTTCATCAGCACTCCCTCGTCGTGGCCTGTCCTTCGGTACCTACCAGGACGGCGTCTCCATTCGTGCTGGTCAGGACGCTGTTTCCCTCTGTGCCAGAGAGCAGAGCGGCGCCGAAGACCTGAGACAGAAGTGCTTCGGCCTCTGCGCCGATGAGGTCGGCGTCTGGGCACTCCACCGGCGTGCCTGGAGGAGGTCCGCCGGTGGCGATGAGCACGATGTCCGTTGCGCCGGCCCACAGGATCGCCCCTGCGGTGACACCGATCTTCGTGCTCAGTGGGAGGGCTTGGCCTGCCCAGGTGATGCTTCCGGCCGTCGGGGTGGTCCCGAGGACCAGCGCGACCGATTGCCCCGACCAGGTGACCTGCCCCGCCGTGATGGGGATGGTGAACCTGAGCGGTAGGTCTTGGCCGGTCCAAGTGATCTGCCCTGCGACGTCGACGTTCGTGACGCCCGGGACTACTGCCGTGAAGCGTTGGATCCTGGAGCCGCGGACGATCTTCTTCGGCTTGCGGCGCCGCCTGCGGTTGAAGCGCGGGATGCTGGTCGTGGCAACCAGCAGGATGTCGGTGGCGCCGTTCCAGGTGATCTGGCCTGGAGTCGGGGTGACACCGAAGGCAAGGGTGATGCTCGAGCCCTGCCAGGTGATCGCCCCTGCCGTTGGGGCGACGTTGAGAACCAGCGCTACGGACTGGCCCGTCCACAGGAGTTGCCCCTGGACGTCGACGTTGCTGATGACGTTGGCGAGCGGCGTGAATCGGGCGATGCGTGAGCCGCGGACGATGCGCTTGGGCTTGCGCCGCCGACGCCGGTTTACCTTGGGGATGCTGGTGGTCGCGACCAGGACGACGTCGGTCGCACCGGTCCAAGTGATGCTTCCCGCAACATCGACGGTCGTGACGACGTTGGCCGAGGCGAACCAGATGATCCGGCTTCGCTTGGGGACGCGGAAGTATTCCCGCCGCGCCATGGGCTACGTCACTGTTGCTTGAAAGAGCCCACTCGCTCCAGTCGTGATCGTGAAGGTGTTACCTGCCGTGACGGTGGTGTTCCCCGAGCCGGTGACGTCGATGTAGCCGATGAGCGGCTTGGCCGGCGGACCTGTCACCACGGTGTCGTCATGGAGCACGCAGTAGCGGAACACCAAGCCGGCCCCCGAAGCCGTCCACACCACCGTCGTGTCGTCCATGTCGAACGTGGTGATGTTGCCGGTGGCGTTGTAGACCACGGTCTTGCCAGCGATGGCGATGCCGTTGGCCGTGTAGCCGTTGGCCGTGCCGAGCTCGTTCGTGGCATCGGCGAAGGCTTCGTCGGTGTCGATGTTCGGCGTGTAGGTCGTGGTGTGAAGCGTGAAACGGAGCGAGTTCGTCAGGTAGTCGGTCATGCCGACGTCGCCGGAGGCTTCGCCGCCGAGGAAGTTCGCCCCGACCTTTCCGTAGAGTTGGAAGGTACTCACCTATTCCTCCCAGACGAAGACCACGTCGCAGACCTGACCGGTGCCGGTCGGCGTGATGAGTCCCACTCCGTTGGCCGTGCCTGGAGGGATACGGACAGCATCCACATCGAACGTCCAGATCACCCCCGAACCGATCGCCGCGCCGAGGTCTCCCCGGACGAGCTCGTCGGTGATGGTCGGGCCGGTCGAGGTGTGGGAGTTGAACGCCGTCCCCTGGATCGTGGGCTGGTCGGCGTCGTACTTCGCCTCGGTGATCGCGGCGCCCTGGGTGCCGGCGGTGGTCAACCGGATCAGGGCGATGCCGCAAGCGGTGGTGGTGGTGTTGTAGACCTGCACTTCACGAAGATGCAACCGGATGTTCGCCACCGAGTAGAGCGAGGCTCCCGGTAGGAGGTTCGTCGGCGCGTTGGTCATCCGGAACGATGCGCTTGCCCTTGCCATATGGTGCCTCCTAGCTCGGAGAGCGAGACGACTTGCGGGTGATGCGGCGGATGAGCTTGCGTTCGGCGACCACGATGGGGATCTCGGCCGGCGCTGCGGCGCTCTCGGTCCAGAACCAGATCGTGCCGGCGGTCGCGGTCGAGGCCATCCGATTCTCCTAAACTGCCGCGCGCATCGGCTGCCCCCGATGCATGTTGTCGAGTTGGGATTCCCAGACATAGTCGTCGGGGTCGGTCGATAGCCGATACGGACAACGGCGACCGTTGTAGTACCCGTACCCGGTGTAAGCCGAGGGGCTATCCGGGTTCACAAGTGACAAGGTCATCCCTTCAGGGCGCGAACCCTTGAGAACCGCCATCGCGTTGTGATGGTCGGACCAGGACTGGATCTGCACACCTCGCGCCAGCTGGCGTGCTAGCGCAGCCGCCTTCTTCCCACTTAGGCGGTAGCGACGGTTCGAGGCCGAGCGGGCAGCAGCGGTGGGTATTCTCTTATCAGGATGCGTTTTTGCCCGTTCCCGGCCGTAGTGAAGCCGGCACAGACCATGTCCGTAATGCTTCCTATCGCATCCGTCCTCGGTGCAGATTCGCACGCACCTTCCTTCCCTTAGGGGCTAGAGCGGGAGGTCTACGGGTCGGTGGCGCGGAGTGCCAGGCCGAACACGGGTAGGTACGCCGAGACCGCGACGGCTGGGTCGGTCGGAGTGCCTGTGGAAGGCAGGCCACCGGCGTTCGTTTCGTAGTAGATCCCTTGTGTCTGACGGGCGTCGCCGCTGACCCGGAACACCGTGGCCGTGGTGCCGCTGCCCCACATCGCCATGTAGTAGCGGCCTGGCGAGAGGTAGTAGTCGGTGATGTTGTCGAACTGGCATAGGTTGGCGGTTCCCGCCGACAGCGTCGATGTGCCGGCGTTGACACGCGTGAAGTCCGGCCGGTAGATACCGACCTGGAAGTTGTTCGTTCCGACGGTCGCGCCGTTCAGCCAGAAGTAGCGGTAGACCGTGACGCCGATGTGCAATCCGAACGGCACGTAGATGATCTGGTTCGTCGCGTTCCACGTCGCGGAAGCCGGACCCACGCGGTTCGCACCACGCCACGCCAGAGCGTGGATCGAGGATAGGAACACCGGCGGGAGCTCACCGCGGCCTGCAATCGCGTACATCTACAGCGCCACGCTGTAGAGGTTCAGGCCGAACAGCGGGATGTACGCCCGCGTCGTCCGGGACAACGTCGGCGACGATGGCAGGACGAAACTCGTCGTGGACTCCAGCACGCCTTGGCACTCCCGCAACCCTGCAGCCTCGGTCGCGGCGAAGTAGTTGCTCGTCGCATCGGCAGAGAACGCCATGTAGTAGCGCGTCCCGGGTTGGAGCACCAGGTTCGTCATCGCTGTCGTGTTGTTGACCGCGCTCGCCGTCCGCGCCGTCGAGCCCGATGACGTGAGGCGGCTCCCTGCGGCGCTGTAGACGCCGATATCGAAGTTGCCTCCGGCTACCGTACCCGTCACCACCCAACCCTCGAACGCCGTCACCGCTTCGGAGACCGAGAAGGGGATATAGAGCGCGAGGTTCGCGAGCGGATAGGCATTCGAGCCCGGCGTGGCCGTGTATTGGAACACCTCGCCGGAGACGTCGAGTGCGTGGATGGTCGAGATCGTCGTCAGCCCGTCGACGCGGGGTGGCGCATACATCAGGTCGTCTGCGTCAGGTTGTAGACCCTGGTGAAGTCATCAACCCACGCCTGGATCGACAGACCCGAGGTGATGAACGGCTGCCACAAGAACGCTCTGGTCTGCACGGTGGCGAGCAGATTCACGGTGCCGACGGTGAAGTCAGACATGAAGCGGAGCGCGCGAGCCGAGACGCCGGCGTCCTCGCCGAAACACTTGAAGAAGGCATCGACCAGTTGGTTGCGTTCCGAGGCGTTGAGCGGCATCCAGCCTCCTAATCGAAGATTTCCACGTACGCGAGCGTTTGTGTCCCCGACGCCGAGTCGGCCCAGATCGCGTCCTCAGTCGCGAGGTAGATGTACGCGCCGGGAGCGAGCTGGAAGTCCGAACCCGAGGCGGTGCTGGTATCACCGACATCGATCAGGTCCGTGTTCGCCGACAGCGCGAGCAGATGCACGCCGACCCGATTCGACCTCGCAGCGATAGCCTCGGCCGCTGTGGTGGTAACGCTCACGCGGCCCGATGCGATGGTGTCCCCGCCAGCTGGGATGATCTGCTGGAAGTGGCGGGAGCTGCGGTCCTGGGTCGCGATCGCGGTCCCTGACCCGGCGGTTACAGCAACGTCGTCGGCGATGTCACACCTCCGCGGGTCGACGTGGGCGAACGAACCTTCGATCGGCGAGCTGGGCTTCGTACACGCCGGCGTCTCGGTTGAACGCGGCGAGCCAGGCTCGGAACTCGCGCTGACGTTCCTTGGTCAGGCCCTGGAAGACGCTGCCGCGTTCGTAGCCGTGCATGGCGGCGTTGGCGCGTTGTGAGATGGGTCGGGGCACGGCGTCCTCCCCGGAATGAGAGAAGGCACCCGCAGCGACCGCCTTGGATGCCTTCCGGGGACACGAATCCACGGTGATTAGAGCACAGGCCAGGCATGAATATCAAGCATGTCGTACGCCCTATCGGGGTTTCACCGGTTACGCCGATGCGAGCCCGCCGGATGCCGTCTGTTCGTCCGCACGACCGGGAGATAGACCCGCGTGGGCTGGGCGGCGAGGTAGGCCCGAGCCCGATCCAGTAGTTCGGGTTGCAACTCGAGAGCGCCGACCAGCAGATTGCAGCGCGAGCACAGCAGCCCTCGGATGTCCACGAACCCATCCCGCTCGTCCGGCGCGACATGAACGTGGTCGATGTCGAGACGCTTGCCCAGCAACGGTTCACGACCGCACAGAGCGCAAACGCCGTCCTGCTTCGCCAGCCAGCCCTTGTAGCTGATCGCGCGTCGCAAGGCGAACTGGAACCTCATACAGAATCGGCAGTAGGGACTGGCCCGGTGGAAGTCCGATGCGTTCAGGGTCCGGGCACAACCAGGGCAGACGCGGCGTGCTTCGGCCGGAAGGCCCGGGATGCTAGGTTGCTCCATTGTCGGCAGTCCTGACAGGCTGTCGGCCACGCCCCGGGCTGCGCAAACAGCGCCGGGGCATTTCTTGAACCTAGTCTATCCCGAGCCTCCGACACTCAGACGCCTGGCCTGCCTCAGGAGGTCACGGATCCAGGCTCGTTCCTGCTCGGCGACGAAGCGGCCGTAGCGGATGGGGGCTCCCTGGCCGTGGCGGTGTCGGCGTATCTGGGGCTTGCCGCAGACGGGGCAGGTCACTCGTTCCCCGCTTTCAGTCGATCGGCCTGCCGCTCGATGGAGAACGACAGCTCGGTCACGCTCACGATGGCATCGAATCCAACACTAACGCTTTGGCGGTATCCGGGACCGGGGCCGACGTTGCGCTCCAGGCCCTGCTCCACGCGGGCTACGATCTTGGCGGCTCGGGCGAGCTCGGAGGCGACCCAGCGGGCGTACTCCCTGCGAGACCTTGCTCGGTCAGAGTCCACGGCCAGGCTCGCCGGCGTGTTGTTCTCCCCTCCCCCAGAGACGTGGACGGATTCTCCCCGCGGCGGTTCTAATCCGAGGGAGTGCAACCTTATGTACATGGGCGCGATGGCGAGGGCGTCTCGGCACAGGGCGTGGATGACCGGCGTGACCGATTGCGGGAACGGATCGGCCTTGCGGCTCACGCCGGCCCCTTGGTCTCGGCGTCGGTGAGGGCGTTGCGGAGGTCGATTGCGGCTGACTCCCACGGTGTGTCCTGGTACGGGTAGGTATTGAGGTAGTTCTTCGCCGCTTCCTCGATACGACGTAGGCGGGCGAGTTCGTCGTTCTTGATGTTGTCCACGCTGATTGCGGCCTGAACCTGTGCTTGTAGGCGGGCTATCTCGGACCGCAGGCCACGCTTGAACTCGATTTCCGCCCGTAGGCGCTCGGCCGATACATGGTCCTCGGTCGCATCACAGCGAGGTCGTGCGAGATCGTCTCGTTCCTCCCTCGCCTCCTTGAGTGCTGATTCGAGGCGGGAAATGGTCTCCTGCAACTCGAAGATGTGCTCCTGGTCCGCCGCCATCGTTGCCTTGACCTGAGCGAACGAGAAGATGGCCTGCGACCAGACGGGCTCTCCGACCGTGCCGAGTTCTAGCCGTCCGACTTCGAGCATCTGCTCCACCGTCTCGATGTCCTTCTCACTCATCAGCCCATGTGAAGTTGCGCCAGCACTGGAAGGCCGCTGGAGTTGGGCTGGTGCTGAACCGGGGTAGCCCCCGCGCTTCGCTGGCTGCTTCTTCTCACTCATCAGGCTTCTCCCCGAGCACCTGCGCGGCGGTGCTCCACCACATCGCGCAATAACGGCAACGACTGGCTGGGTAACCGCTCCATGTTCTCCTCGAAGGCGGGCAGTGGTTCGTCGGTGTTGTCCCAATCGACAAGCCACTGACGCGGGGGATAGCCGTTGTAGAGTCTCAGGATGGTGCCTTCACCCAAGTCTCCGTAGAGATAACGCACGCGGACCCCCTCTCGGAATACCTGCTTGCTCGCCCTCTCTCCCATCTCAGCGGCCCCAGTTCGGTCGATACGCCTGGATCGTAGCGACGGCGTATTTCACACAGACGCGGCAACGGCAATACGCTGAATGGACGGGCCGACGGACTGGATGAGACTCCTTGGAGTCCTGCTGGAACCCCCCTTCGTCGGTGGTCATCAGGCTTCTCCCTTGGTGTGTTTGAGGGCCATCAGGCGCAACTCCAGGGACTCAGGCCAACGCTATGCATCATCCGCGCCGTGACCGTGATCATCGTCCTACTGTTCCTCCACGAGGAAGGAAGGCCCCATAGGGGTGGTGAGTACGAACGTACCCGAGCACTCCACGACGAGAGGGCGTGTTGACCCAATCCGACGTACGGACCAGCCGCGTTGTAGGCCAGACGGTTCCACCCAGACTCGCAGTTGATGATGCGGTCGAAGGTCCCACGGTCCACCGGCCACCGCGCCAGAACGCACGTCGTCGTCAGCCGTTCCTCCCGCGCCGTCCACGTTCCCGGATCCATCCACTGGTATCGGCATTGTTTCTGTCTCATCTCCTGTTGGTGAGACGGTTCGGCTTGGGCTTGGGTGATCCATGTCTTTGAGAAGAACGCCGCCAGAACGAGCAGCGTTCCGAGCATCAGTGTCTTGACCATGACGGTTCCTTCTTCCCTTCGTTGGTGTTGGCCGTCCTTCGGAACGGCGCGCCTATCCGGGCGTCAACGAACGGCATCACCTCGCAGGCTCAGGACACGCAGACACGTGCCGCAGTCGATCTCGGCGTAGCGGATGCGTTGGTCCCAACCGCTCACTCGTTCGGCGATCTGGCCGCAGACCGTCACTCGGAAGCCGTACCTGAAGGCTCCTTCGCGGACGGCGTGCATGGTGGCGTAGGGGGAACGTAGGGCTCGAGGGAGACGCGGACGAGGCAACGGAGGGTTGGCGAGAAGGGTCATGCGACTCGATCCCGCTTCGCGTGTGACCTCGCCGCCAGAGCGTCGAAGCGTTCGTCACCCAACAGCGCCCTGAAGAACGCGAGCTTCTCGGCCGGGTGCGAATCCAGGTATTGGTGGCATCCGTAGTCAAGAGCACAGGCATTGTCCGGGTCGAACCTGGTCGCGCCGGTCCTTCGGGTGAACATATGCGCGCAATGCAGCCCTCGGGAGTTCTCGGCGTGACGTTGCTTGCAACGCTGGCAGGTCCAGTGGTCGCGTTCGCGGATCTGGCGCGAGAACCTGATGTCGGCGGCTGAGCGCTTCACGCGATCGCCCTCGTCGCGTCACGTTCGGCAGCGAGACACACGGACAGCGCGAGCTCGTACGGGATGACTGCTCGCTCCGCGGCGCCGACCTTGCCTTGGGTTCCGGTCTTCGCACCACGCGGAGCCGACTCATGGCACGACGCACCGTTGCGGCACATCGCTCGTGGCTGCCACGACGCAGGGAAGGGCAGACCCCATAGGTCGGTCGGCTTCATCGACGTGTCGCCGTACTGGCAGTAGGTGACCGTCACCCGCTCGTAGCGATCCAGGATGCCGAGACGGCGCAGCATCCCGCGCGGGTTCTCGATGATCGCGACCGACGGGCGCATACACTCGATCGCCGCGAGGGTCCAGTGAACCAGAGCTATCGCCGTATGCGCCTGGGCCGTGCGAGGCTCGTAGGCCCTGAGTCCTCCCATCCAGTGCGTCCCGATGCTCGCGACCGAGAACGACTCGCAGGGCGGTGATGCGAGCACGACATCGAACCGTCCGAAGTGAGGACCCACCGAAAGCACATCTGCTGTCAGCGTCGCGCCGAACGTCGGTTCCACATCCACCGTCACGACCTCGTGACCGCGTTCGGCGAACGGCGCCGACCAGCCTCCGAGACCGGCGAACAGATCGAGTACCCTCACGCCGACCTCGTCTGGATCGGGAAGTAGCCATCACAGAAACACCGGATGGCTCGGTTGGTCCCCGGCGCATAGCGTTCGACCACGGCGCAGGCCGAACCGGCGACCGGGAGCGCGTGTTGGTTCGAGCGATGCCCACAGCGGTCGCAGGGATGGTTGGGGTCGATCTCGACCAGCGCGCTCACTTCTCACGCTCCAACGCGACCATCGCCATGTGCCGGAGCTCGTCGTCCTCGCGGAACAGGAGCGCGTTGCAGCGGTCCACTCGGAGGCCCCAGATCGTGTCGTCCTCGAGGGAGACGTTCTCGACGCAGGTCTCGCGGAAGTCCTTGAGGCCGGCGCGGAGCGGTAGTCCGCGGAGACGGGCCAGGCGGAACGCGCCGACCAGGATGGCGTCGTCGACCCGTTCGGCGAAGGTGAGCTCAGCCACGGCGTGCCCTCTCGATCTCGATCTCGGCGAGCGCGGGGTCGTAGGGACGCGGCGGGTCGGGCGGGCGCCGAGCGCCGCGCTGCGATCGGGGAGGCTCCGGTGGGTCCTCCCAGCCGTCGCGGTGGATCCACGTCGTCGGGTGCGCCGTGAACTCGTCCGAGCGGTTGGGGTCCTCGGCGTACCGCTTCGCGCCGGCGATGATGGCCTCAGCCGAGACGCGGCGGATCGCGTTCAGGAACGCGACTCGAGCACGCGGCTTGCCGACCTTGCGTGGATAGGCAGCCCAGAACGCGGCGAAGGCAGACTCCCCCTCCCCCAGACCCCCACCCCCTGCAACCTCCCCAATCCCCTCCCCTTCACGGGATGCTCGAACCGTGCGAGAAACGTTTCGTTTCCGTTCCTTCTCGGATTTGGAAGGGTTGTAGACCAGAAAGTCATGGACCTGGACTGCCGCGCTTCCGCTCTCCCACAGACCAGCAGCGAGGAGAGCCTCGCGAACCAATCCGTTCGGCGCTACAACGTCCGGGATCACTCCATCGGTCTCGTACTTCGCGGCGTAGCAGAGGCTCTCGATGTACGCCCAGCGAGCCTCGAGGGATAGGCCGACCACCTTCGGATGGGTCGGGAAGCCGTCGTCGAGCTTGACCCAGCCCATCAGCGCCCCTGGATGTTGTGTTGAGGTTGGAGCTGCCGGATCAGACGCTGCTCGGTGACATACGCCGAGCGGCTGTCGCTCATCACCAGCACGGCGATCTGCTGCACGGCGTCCCACCATGGGCGCAGCCGTCGATGCTGCTGCCACCGCCAGGTCGGTTCCTGGGACTTTCCGATGTAGAGCAGTTCGTCGCGGTCGCCAAGCAGCGCGTAGACCACCGGCTTCCGCCGATATGCCAACTGCCCTGCCCTATCATCGGCTCCGACGACGGACCAGGGTCGCTGCTTCTCGAGCAACCGCCGTGCGATCTCGTTGTCGGTCGTAGGCGCCGGGCTCAGCGAGACGTGTACCTCGCCTCCGCAGTGAGGACAGGAGAGGCTCACAGCGACAGCGCCGCCTGACGTGGATCGGCCGGCTCGGCGAGCTCACGCCGGACACAGGCTTTGCACGTCCTGTCCAGGACCTTCGTTCGATACCGATTCTGCGAGGTGAGGTCGCGGAACTCGAGGCGGCGTTCGGTGAGGTCTCGGCGGTCTACTAACCTGTCGCCGATGTGGTCGGTGTGTTCGCAGAGTCCTTTCACGGTCGCTTCACCACCTGGCGGATGTGGACCCAGGGGATGAAGCGCTCGCGCTCGGCCTCAGGGCCGAAGTCATCGGCGTCGACCAGCAGCCCTTCGATGAGGAGGGTGCAGCCCTTGGTGATGACCTCGATTTCACCGGTGACGAGCGTCACGTTGGCGCCGCCGTAGAACCGCGGAGGCATGTAGGTGAACATCTAAGCCGCCCCCAGATCCGCGTTCGTCGACTCCATCGCGATCAGCTTCGGCGTGCCGCATTTGGGACAGACCTCGCGACTGCCCGGTGTCCCGTTGGGGACGATTTCCGTGCCGTCGGAGCTGACGTTCTCCCACCGGACCCACTTGACCCATCGGCCGGCCTGAGTCTTGTGATCGCACGCCGCCGGATCGACGGGGAAGGTGCGAGTCGCCGGGACGGGGTGTGGAGGTTTCAGGGAGGAAACATCCTCCGTCCCGGCGCTCGCGGTATCGGCGCTGTCTCCCGCAAGGGGCGCCGACGATGCACCGCCGACCGGGTCCGAGCGACCTTCCCCTAACCGCTCGGTTGTACCGGTCGGCGGTACGGTCTCCCCGGCAGGTGAGGGGCCGGTACTCGCAAGAGCAGCCTCACCTTTGGTCGCTACGCCTGCGCTAGGAGTGACGGCCTGCGCTGGTCCGGCGGCCGGGGACGCTTCAAGTTCCTCACGACTCCATAGGTCGATTGCCACGCCGAAGCGCATCGCGCCGCGGCGGATGAAGTTGCCGATGGCTTCCTTCGGGTCGGCGCCGTCACCGAACTCGGGACGGGAGATGCCGCCGATGGTCATGGTGCCGCGGATCCAGACCTGGTCGCCGATGCTGCTCATGTTGTCCACGGTGTAGGTCCAGTCCGGTGCGATGCGGTTCAGGCGGTCGGTGACGGCGGCGTGGCCGACGAAGTCCAACGCCGGCCGTCCCTTGCTCGCCGGGATGCGTCCTATCTGCTCCGGCTTGAACGGCTTGCGGAGCCAGTCGCGCACCATCTTGTCGGTGGCGAAGATGCCCGTGGTCGGCGCGAACACGTCCTCAGGCACGCCGCGCCTCCTGGTCCTCGATCCGGTCGAGCTCGAAGTCCGCCGCGCAGTCGTAGTGCGCCGTGGCACCTTCGTAGAGCGTGCGCTTCTCCCCCGGCATGACCTCGAGGTGACAGAACACACATGGGTAACTCGGGCAATCGCGCTTGTGCTGGATCACGCCGAAGTTCCCCAGGTCCACGCCGCCGCAGAGCGAGCACTTCGGCCAGCGTGGCGTGCCTTCGATGCGGCCCGGCATCAGGCTGGGACCTCGGTTCCCTTGGCCTTGGCGATGGCGATGGTGGCGATGGTCCGAGCGGCGATGATGCTGGCGCGAAGGTCCGCGATCTGCTCCAACGCCGCTAGTAGGTCTGGCGCCGCGGCGATGAGGCGGGCGTCGCCAAGGTTGCTGTAGACCTCACAGACGTAGTGGGCGTGGTCTTGCGACACGACATCCCAGTTGTAGTCGTGCGACCGTTCGTCGTAATCCGCCGAGAACGTCCACGGTCCCGGTGTGTGTTCGCTCATGCGTATGGGTTCCTTCCGCACACGCAGCCCCTCTGCCATTCGCTTTTGAGTTCGTAGGGCTTATCGACTTTGCTTGGGTGACCTGCCAACACGCAGGCTTCGGAGATGACCCAGCGGGCGTCCTCGAGGTAGTCGCGGCGTAGGAGGTTCTGCAACAGGTCGGCTTTGATCTCGGTCACGGCTCGTCCTCCTGGTCGTAGATCCCGCCGTACGTCGCAACGATGCGCGGCTCTTCCCATTCGTCGGTCGCCTTCTTGGAGCGAGCGGCTTGGGTACGCATCGCGTGCAGGTCGGCCATCGAGGCGGCGCGCATCCATGCCCAACCGGCGATCAGCAGCGCCGCGATGACGAGGATGCCGACGCCGACGACGATGCTCATGCCGCCGGCCCCTGCGCCATCGCTTCTGCGACCAGCCGGCGGATGCTCTGCATCAACGTGTCCACGCCGTTCGGGCCGAGGTCCAGGTCGGCCATCTCGTTGAACGCTCGGGCGAGGATGCCGTTGCAGGTGAAGCACTCGGCGTGGTCCACGGTCGGGTCGTGGTCGGCGGAATGCATCACAGCACGTCCTTGTCGATGAGGAAGAGCGCGAACCGGACGGCGGCGAGGATGACCACAGCGATCCCGAGCAGGATGAGCATCGTGAAACCAGCGCCGACCGCCTCGTACAACGACAGCAGACCCGCAACGAGGACCACGAGACCTAACGCAGCGGCGAAGGCGACCGCCAGGACCAGGAAGGTCGCGGCGACCAAGTGCTCACGGTTGACCGAAGGCGGTCTCACGCCGAACCCTCCGCGCAGCGTCGGCACATGAAGACCTCGGACGGACGAACCTCGGACCACCGCGCCGAGGGCGGAGCCTTGCGGCCGCAGAGGGTTAGGAAGCGTGCATCTCCACGGATTTCATGCCACAGGGCACTCCAGACGACATAGGTGGTCACGACGCACCACCGAAGATCGTGGGCGGGGGCGGGCATGTACGCCGGGAAGCGTTTTCGCCTCGCACCCCCGCCTCACGGCTTGAAGTCAGGGTGTGTGGGGCGAACCCGATGGTCGTAGTTTCAACTCTCGGAGCCCCGTAACGTACATTCCCGGCGAACATCGCCACATCTTGCTACCTGGGTCTGACGAATACAAGCAGGTCGTCAAGAAACTTATCCACATCATGTGGTAAGCAGAGTTGCTGGTCAGGGGAACGCGCACGCACGCCGAGCCCGATTCAATCGCAACGAGGTGCTATCTGCGTGGCGTTGCAACTGCGGGGAATCCCAACGTGAGGATTCGAGGGGTTGTGCTGGAAGGACTTGCAGCGCGGCGACCTCGGTTTACGATTCTCGCCGTGCGCCGGGAGAAAGTCGATCGTCACCCGTCTGAGCGAGCCTTCGTCGCATGGCTTCGGGAGGCTGCCAGGCGGCGTGGTCTGACCCAGGCCCAGCTCGCGTGGTCGATGGGGCTACGCTCCCCCAGTACGTTGCAGAACTGGGCTCAGGGTACTGCCATGCCCTCCTACGTCCACCTCGTCGCCCTCGTAGCGGCGCTCGGTGAACTCCCTCCCGAACTAGCTCGGCACTGCCATCCCGAACCCGATACAGGGGCAACGGGGAGGGATCGTAGCGAAGGCACTTCTGGCAGCGATCAGGATCCGCCGTCTGGAGCCACGGACGTGGTTCGGGTCCCAGAGAGCCCTCGGGCAGGCCACACCAAGAGAAGCCGTCCTCGTCCTTGAGGTGCCACTGCGTGCCCGCCACCGACCGAAAGCACAGCCGCTCCACGACCCCTCCCCCGCGTGCCTAGCCTAGATGCCGGCGTCGCCGAACACCAGACCTAGCCTCCGCGGCCGTTAGGGAGGCTTACAGCGGCCGGAATCGGCATCGTGGCGGGTTCGTCAGATGTGACGAGCGCCGCAGGTCACGACACGCGAAAGCCCCCCTCCGAACCGCGGCGAGGGGCACACGGTCGAAGGGGGGCTATGGGGCCGCGCGGGGAGGTCTAGTCGTCGTCGCGCTTGGAGTCCAGCAGGCGGATGCGCTCCACCACGTCGGCGCCGCCGGCGACGAACCAGCCCGATCCAGGGAAGAAGGCCAGGGCCTGGTGACCCTCGCCGACGTCGGTCTGGATGTGACGTCCATCCGGGACTTTGTCCACCAGGCCGGCTACGTCCTTGAGGCCGATGACCCGGCCGTCCTTCACCAGGGCATCGTCGACCTTGCGCGTGTCGACGTAGACCTTGTCGCCGGAGGCGAACAGCTCGCGCCAGTGGGCTTCCTTCTCCGGGGAGAGGTCGCCGACGGAGATCGCGAACTCGAAGATGTCCTTCTGGTCGGCGTCGCTGAACGCCGTGTCGGGGTACTTCCTTGCCAGAGGTGGTGCGTCCATCGCGAACCGTGCGGCTTCGCTCATCTCTATCCTCCTTCGACGGTGCCGTCGGGACCTGAGGTCACCGGGGAACCGGGGTCACGTTGCTTACGGGCCACGTACCAGGTCACGGCAGCGGCGATGTAGGACACGATCAGGATAAGAGCGGCGCTGACGCCCTCGGGGACGTCGATGTCGGTGTACGCCTTGACCAGGACCAAGATCGCGGCGACCAAGGTGCCGACCGTGGCGGTCAGGGCCTCGCTCGGCCTACTCACGGTGCTTCCCTATGTGGACCGTGAGCTCGAGCGTGTTGAGCGCGATCGCCAGGATGAACCACACCAGCGGCGGGAACAGGAACGTCCCCTCGAACACCGCCAGGCAGATGCCGATCAGGATGGCGAGCGCTGCGAGTAGTGCGGTGATGCTCATGTCGCCTCCTCACTTTCGGAGTCCGATTGCATGTCGGCCCGTATCTGTTCGATGGCTTCCTCCAACACGGCGCGGGCTTCCCACGGCAGGAGGTCGGGATATTCCAGGACGAGGCTGTCGCCGATCGACCATGAGATGGTCAGGACGTACGGAACGTCAGGGGCAGGCTCGTCCTGGTCGCTCACTTCTTCCTCCGCGACTTGAGCCACAGAGCCACCCCCGCCAGGATGACGGCGCCGCTCACCGTGAGCGTGACGGTGATGATGGTGCGGTTCATCCGCCGACCAGCCTTGCGATCACCGCCCCGACCGCGCCGGAGAGCAACGCCACCAGCGCACCGAAACCCAGAGCCTTGCCGCGGAACGCCTCGAGCTGACCCAGGCGCGCCGAGAACGCGTCACTCTCGGCCTCGGCGCGGTCCCGCGTGATGTAGTTGGCGCGGTCCTGCGTCACCTCTTGGCGGAGTTCGTTCAATTTCTCCAGCCGAAGTTCAAGGTTTCGGGTCGCAAGGTTCAATGCGTCCTGCTGCGCCTTGAACGCCGCCTGCAACGCTCGGTCCTTCTCGGCGGAGATCGCCAGGATGAACTCCTTGAGCGTGACGTGGTTCCCGTCTTGCAGATCGACTGGGGTGTGTTCGTTCATGGTGTGCAGGCGTGGCCTCCCACCACGTCGACGTGGGTATGGAAATGACGGTCACCGGTGTAGAGGTGCCACCCCGCCGCCGGGGTCCAGATGGTCTGATCCACGATGACGGTCGCCGCCTCGAGTGCGCCGTTCTTCGTACCGCTGACGATGAACTCGGCGACCAGCTTGAGGTCTTCCATCCCGCCATCGATGACGAAGATGTCCTCTGCGGCGCCGCGCCACTGGACCGGGCCGGTGTCGTCCAGGTAGCCGTGCTTGGAGACCGTCTTGGTGCCGTCGATGTAGCGGCAGAGCCACAGTCCCCCGGAGCGAACGTCGAACTCGGCCCAGACCGCGGCGTGGATGACCTCGATCTGCGGCGCGCATCCGAGGTCCGGGATGGACGGCGCCGCCTCGATCTCGCGGATGCCGAGCTGCTCCCGGTCCGAGAAGCGCTGGACGATGAGCTTGGGGCCGACGCCCATCCGCTTCATGCGGCCTTCCACCCGGTCCACGATGTCCAAGCGCTTGCGCCAGGGACCGTAGTCCCCCCCGGCCTCGCGGTACCTCGCCTCCGAGGTCCGTGGGAGGAAGCGCTTCATGCGGTCCACGGCCTGCTCGAGGGTCTGGGTCTTCGGCATCTCGGCGTCGGGGAAGCGCGCCGTCACAAAGGCTGTCTCGGCCATCGAGCCTCCGGTCTAGGATTGGATCGCGCCCTGCCTCAGGTCCCTTCAGCCAAGGGTCTCCCTGGGGTGGGGCGCACTTGACACTCGGGACGCCGCAGGTCCACGATGGGCGTGGCTGAAGGGGAAAGGAGACCCATCGTGAGGCGACACCTGCTCGCCATCGCAGCGACACTCGCTCTGAGCGTCGCTGTGGCTTCGCCGGCGCTCGGCATCTCAGGCGGCGGTGGAGACGACGTCATCATCGGCACCCAGGGATCGAACGAGATCCACGGCGGCTACGGGGATGACGTGCTGCTCGGCCACGCCGGCAACGACACGATCTACGGCGGGCCTGGCTCGGACCTGCTCCGCGGAGGATCGGGGCGCGATGTCTGCTACGTCACCTCGACCGACAAGGCTCAGAGCTGCGAGGTCGTCATCCAGGTGTAGGGATGGGGAGGAACCCCCTCGCGTCCCTGCAGGGCAAGGCCCCCTTCGGGGGGCCTTCGCTCATGGGGTAGGATGCCGGGATGCTCCGCTTCATCACCGCGCCGTTCCGGTGGCTCGGTCGGATCCTGCTCTGGATCGTGTTCCTGCCACTCGGCATCTGGCGCTCGATCCGGCATGGTCGCAAGGCGTCCGAGCGCAAGATCCTGCGCGAGATCGAACGCCGACAGCCTCCGACCTAGGCCAGCTGGCAGCCCCACAGCGCCGAGTTCGTATACATCGTCGTCGCCGTGCCGTCGCTGGTGTTCTGCGCCCACTGCATCGTGAACGTCCCCGGCGTGGCGCCGTTGACCAGCACGCCGAAGATCGGGACCACGATCTTGGACGTCGCGCCGATCCCGGCGAAGTCGATCGCGGCCGTGGGGGTGGCGCCGGCCCACCGGGCTTGGGTCAGCGTTCCCCCGGCGTTCTGTGCCACCGCATAGGCGGTGATGTCGCCCGCCGCGGGGAAGGTGAACGCCACCTTGAGGTCCCCGGTCCCGAGCGCGGCGTAGATCAAGCGGAACGTGAAGCTCCAGACCTCGTTCGCGCCGATGGACATCAGGAGGTGGTTGTCATCTTGGAGCACGGTGGAGGAGGTGACGGTCTCATCGGCGGTCTTGCGGGCGATCAGGTGCTCGACGGCGTTCAGGTTGTCGCGCAGGTGCGTGTTCATGTTCGCGGCGGTGACGACCTCCGCGACCGACCACGTCTTCGGGAGTGTCCAGGCCACGCGCTACCTCCCCAGCTTGCCGGAGTTGAGTTGTCCCCACACCGCGTCGTTCAGGACCAGCCAGCCGGTCGCGTTCGAGGCCGGCGAGACGTTCACCGAGGTCCGCCACTCCTGCCCGTTGGAGTCGTGCGAGATGCCCTCGAGGAACGAGTCCTGCGAGATCGTCCCGGCGCCCACCGGCGTCTTCGTGACCAGGACCCGGTCGCGGATGTCCAGGGACAGCAGGAAGTCCCAGCGGTCGTGGCCCATCGCGTTGTCCTCGATGCGCTCGGCGCGGATCTCCGGCGTGCCGTAGAGCCCGACCATCCATGAAGCGAAGTCGCTGACCTCGTTGTCGGTCGCGAGCACCACGCCGGTCTCGGTGAAGCTGCGACGGAAGAACTTGGTGATCGACGCCGAGTCCGTCGCGACCTGCTCGACCCCCCCGGTGCGGGTCAGACGCACGTCGTTGATGAGCAGGGTGTCGTCGAAGGTCAGGACGATGTCGCGGTACGTCATCGCGGTCCCGTCGTCGGACCACGTCTTGCCGTAGAAGTTGTAGCCCGAGCCGCCGGTCAGAACGGCGTAGCGGTCAAGGAACGTCAGCGTGCCGTCGCGGGCGATGTAGAGCCTGCCGCCCTCGGCGTGCTCCACGGCCTGCAGGTGCGTGAGCGCCGACTCATTGTCCAGCGTCGCCGCGGCGATCGTCGATAGGCCGGTGTTGATGTTCCGATCGGCGGCAGGCCAGCCAGCGGCGTCAAGGATCGCCGTGACCCTGGCGCCGCTGAGTTGCTGGGAGAACGACCCGGAGATGCTCGCGAGCGCCAGCACCTTGAACCCGTCCACCAGAGAGACGTCGATGGTCTGGTCCACCACGTCGGGGAAGCCGACCGGCCAGGACTCCACGAAGCCGGCGAAGATGGGGTAGGTGACGCTGTTCCACGTCGCCCGGATCCGAACACGCCGCATAGGCAACAGGTTCGGGTAGAAGATGGAGGACGGGTCTTCGGGGGTGAACCGCCCGCTGCGGTTGTTGAGCCGCATGATCGCGGTGCCGGCCTCCACGCGGTTGAGCTCCCGGTTCGAGCCTCTGCGGGTCGACCAGAAGCGGACGTAGGGGGTGAGGTCCGCGCTCCACGTCGGCGTTCCCGAGGGGTCCCCCAGGTCCATCTGGACCGAGAGCGTGGGGATGCTCATGTGATGCCGGAGGTGACGTTGCGCTCCCCAAGCCGAACGAGCTCATCACGGACCCGACGTGCGATGTCCTGGTCCGACCCCACCCATCCGTTGACCGTGACCTCGACCGAACCTGAGCCGGTGATCCCTGCCGCCGGCGTCAGTTGGCCCCCGAACCCCGGCGGCAGCAGACCGCCGACCTGACCTCCGAGGTTCTGTCCGACACCCTTGCCGAGTTGAGACAGGAAGTTGATGGCGTCCTTGATCCAACCGATGAGGGTCTGGACCGCAGAGATGATCGCGTGGATGACCGCGAGCACCGGCCCTTGGATGGCCTGCCAGGCGCTCTTGAACCGGTCCCGGACCCAGTCGATCGCGCGGCCGATCCAGGCGATGATGCGCTCAATCGCGCCGACGATCGGCTCGGCGAGGTGGGAACGGACCCAGTCCACCACGGACATGAAAGCGTCCAGGAGCCGGGACAAGATGTCGATCACGAACCCGATCGCCGCGACGACGATTGGGAGCACCTCGAGCGCGATCTTGACCCAGATGGCCTGGATGTGGAGCCACACGTTGATGACCGGCCCCACGGCGTCCCACAGCTTCTTGAGCGCCTCCCAGATGCGCCCGAGCGCCGGGCCGAGTTGATCCTGCAGGACGTGCCAGACCTGCGTGATCGCTTCCCAGAGCTCCCGCCCGATCACGGTGACCACCGGGCCGACCCGCTGCCACAAGCGCTGGAACCAGTCCGACGTCGCCTGGAGCGCCCGTGGGAGTTCGTGCTGCAGGAACCCGATCACCTTGACGACGATGTTCGCGAGCTGCGTCATCACCGGGGCCAGCGCGCCGCCCACCGACTCGGCCAGGTTCTCGAACGCCACGCTGAGTTTGCCCGACGCGGTGGCTTGGGCTTCGGCGGACCCGGCGAACTGGGAAGAGACCTCGGCCAGGATGATCTTCTGGGCGCCGAGGAGGTTGTTGTGCTTGACCAGTTGCTCGATCTGTTTCTGCTGCTCCTCGGTGAACTGCACACCCACCCTGGTGAGCGAGGTCATCCCCAAGATCGGATCGTTCAGCGCCTTGCCGAGCTGGATGCTCGAGGCCTTCATGTTGATAGCGCCGCCGGAGGCTGCGGCCATCCCCGCCGCGAGGTCCGTGGTGACCTGGACGGCCTGGTCGAAGATGTTGTTCCCCGCGCCGACCTCGTTGCGGATGTTCTTGAACGTCAACAGCATGTTCTCGCCGGACTGGATCACCTCGTCATCGACGCCGGCGACCTTTGAGATGGAATCCGCCAGCTCCGCCACATGGCCCGAGGTGACCTTCGCCGCACCGCCGGTGGACTTCAGCACGGCGTCGGTCTGCTGCATGACGTTCTCGGCTTCCTCGAACTTCGAGAAGGCATAGACCGCCCCGGCGGCGAGCGCAGCCAAGCCGGCCGCGGCGATCTTGAGTCCCTTGGTGAAGCCGGAGGTCCGCGACTCTACGTCGACGGTGAGGGTGCTGATCGTTGGGATGGGAAGCCTCCGTTCTGCGCCATCTCGAGCAGGCGTCGGAACCCCTCCTCTGGGTCGGGGAGGGGGACCTCGTACCAGGAGGGGAGGAAGTCCGTGAGCTTGAAGCGCCGCTTCTGGTTCAGGTTCGCGAGCAGGGTGCAGAGCACCGCGAAGCCGTAGTCGACGCGCTCATGGACGAGAAGCGGGCCGTGCAGTTGCTCGTAGGCCGCCCAGTCGGTCAGCTCGGCACTGGATAGGTCTGCGAGCTCGTCGACCCGTTTGCCGAGGGCGAGGGCCAGTCGGAAGACCCGGAGCTTGGCCGGGTTCCGTCGAAAGACGCCATCGCCTCGTCCAGTTCCTTCGTCGTCAGACCGTTCAGCTTCGCGGCCTCGGTGAACAGACGAAGGATGGTCGGGAACTCCTCCTTGGCGAGCAGCGCAGCGTCCTCGGCGGTCAGCTCCGGCTCGCCGTTCTCATCGACCAGGCAGTGAAGGAGCACCTGGACCGGCATGTCCTTGGCTTCCACACCCTCGGACATCTCGATCTGGTCTTCGACGGTGAGCTTGCGGAGGTAGACCGTGGTGTCCCACTCGGGGACCTCCACGGCCAGCGGCTTGCGATCGGGACTCGCCTGCGCTGCGGCGATCTTGTCCCGAAGCCTCACGACGGGGTCACCACCGAGACGCCGGGGTTGACGATCTTGAACGTGATGTGCGCCTCGTAGGCGCCGTCATCCGTGGCTTCCTCCTCGTAGTGCGTCGTGTAGGCCGGGAACTGCAGCGCGTGCGTCGCGAACGCCGGATGCTGCAGCTGGTAGTTCTTCGCGACCGGCGTGGAGGCGTCGTAGTCCGTCTTCAGAGCGACGTGCTGCGCGTCGGCGGGGTCATACGCGATGGTGAGCTCGACCTCGTTGCCCTCCTGACGCCCGATGACGAAGTCGGACCACTGATCCCCGTGAGCCGAGACGTCGATCAGCGCCCGATCGGAACCGACCGGGCCGATGGACATGATCTGCCCGACGGTCGCGTAGACCGAGCCGGTGGTGTTGCGCTTGAGGATCCCGTTGTAGCCAGCAACCTTGGTCATGTCACCTCCCCCCTATGGAAGCTTGATGACGGCGCAGGTGACCGAGGTGAGGAACGAGTTCGTCACGGTCACCTGACCGTTCGAGTTGTTGAACCGGGTCTGGTCGAAGGGTCCGAAGACCTTCTCGGTGCCGTTGGTGACCGAGCCACCACCGTCGTGATCGAAGCCCTGGTTGCACGCCACGACGGAGTCGATCCCCACGGTGTCGGGGGAACCGCCGGCGTTCTTGATGTAGATCACCGTTCGGCCGTCGTTGGTGAACACGTCGCTCGCCGACACGGCGGTGTACGTCGGGGCCAGTCCGGTGATCGCGCAGTTCTGCACGGTCAGTGTTGCCATCCCTTCCTCCTTACTCGATCGCGGCCTTGTAGACCGACGCCATCGCCGCCACCACGCCGGAGGTCGAGTCCTCGCTCGCGTCCCGTCCGTAGGGCTGCGCCATCATGTAGACCGTTCCGAACTGCACGAAGCGGTCGTAGGGGACCTGCGCCCCGACCTTGGCCGTGGCTCCCTCCCCAACCGTCTGCACGTCCACGTCGATCGACGCCGCCAGGCGTCCGGTATCTCGGGGAGCGCGCGATGCCATCTCCCGAGCCACCACGGTTCCGGCTGCACCGACGGCGGGACCGGAAGCGGCCTCGATCTCGAAGCGCACCCGCTCGAGCGCGGCACGGGTCTCGGCGACGCCGTGAAGGAGGCTACCCAACGGGGATCGCCCCGAAGGCCGACAGACGCATGCTTTCGTTCGGGAGCAGGAAGACCGCCGGCGCCCATCCTCTGGACTCCATGAGCTCCATGCCGTACGCCTCTCCGGCACCGCGCTCGTTCAGCGTGTAGGCCCTGGCCGCGGCGTCGATGCAGATGCTCTTGAGCTGCCGCATCTCCTCGGAGTTCTCCGTGTAGCCGTGGGTGTAGGTGATGGTGGCGTCCTGGTCCCACGGGAGACCGTCGGTGCGCTGCACCACCCCCTCGGCGGTGAACTCGAACGCGGTGAAGGACACGGCTGACACGGTGATCGTGCAGGCCGTCACCGGACGCTCGGGGAGGTAGATGACCCCCCCGAGCGCGCGCGGTGGTGGGTTACGCCATCCGGTGACCGAGTCGTACTCGGACCGAACCACGATCACGTCCCCCGTGACCTGCGAGAGCACCTGCCCCGTGTAGCCGCGGATGACCGATGACGCCGCCGCCAGGATCGACTGGATACGGGTCAGGTCCGTGGGAACCGGCAACCCGGTCCAGTCGCAGAACTCCCCGGCGGAGACGAAGGGATCGCTCACTTCTTCGCGGCCTTCTTCGCCCGCCGCGTCGGCTTCTCAGGCTCTGGCTTGGGCGATGGGGTCGCGTGGGTCGTTGGACCCGACTTCCACTTCCACTCCAGGACGTCGCCGCTCTGGACGTAGTAGCCCTCGTCGGTCTCCTGGACCCGTTCCTCGTCCATCAGAGCACCGCCGCACCGACGGTCAGACCGGTCACCTGGCTGTAGGTGACCGCGAGCGAGCGCGGATAGACGCCCGTGGGCAGCGGGTACACCGCGGTCCCCGAGATGAACGCAGGCTGCGCCACCCCGTCGATCGTGATGACCGTGGAGTTGGCGCCTACGGTGGCGACGAGCACCGGGGTGCCCGCGGACTGCCATCCACCGGCGTTCGTGCCGGTCCCCGCGACGGTATCTCCACCACCGGATGCCGCTGCCATGGTCATCGCGGCACCTTTCGCCACAACTGTAATCGCTGCCATCGTTCCTCCTTGCTCGAGAGCGGAGGGGGAGAGCCGGAGCCCTCCCCCCTGAACCCGTTCTTGCTACGTGATGCGGATCCCGGACAGACCCACCGGCCGGATCAGCGCCGTACCGAAGTAGGCGAAGATGTTCAGCTCGATGTTGGCCGGGCCTTGCTTCTCCTCGAACCGGAACGTGAGCAGCGGCGACTCCCAGACCCACAGGTCCGATGCCTTGATCAGGAACATCTGCGAGTCACCTGCCGCAACCCCGGTCATCGCCCAGGCCGGCTGGAACGTGAGCGAATCGACCTGGTAGCCGGCCGCTGGCGGGTTCGCCACGCCGGCTGCGTTCATGCCACCCGTCCAGGGGAACAGCGGACGCTGTGTGGTGTCAAACGCCTGGGCGAGCCTTGCCGTTGCACCCTGGCCCATCGCAGCGCCGGTCGGAGGGGCGAACCGCGCAAACCAGTAGTCCGCCACGGCCTTGCGGATCGCCTTAACGAGCGTCTGGTTGTCCGTACCGCCGGCCGTGGTGACCGCCTGTGCACCGGAGGGAACGAACCCTGAGGTGATCGTGCCGCCGGCGCCGTTCGCGCCGTTCAGCAGCGTGTAGACGATCGTCTCGGTCTGCCGCTCGTAGGACTCCCGCATCTCGGCGAACGCGATCTGGTCGATCGCCGGGTTCGAGGAGTCCACGATCTCACGGGTGAGCACGATGCGCCCTGAGATGGCCTGCGGCGTCACGACCTGCGGCGTGAACGCCAGCGCACCGTCGGAGGGGTTCGTGCCCTCCACGTGGGTCGCCGAGCCGGTCGTGACCGAGCTGAACTTCGGCACGGTGAACGGCGTGGCGTTGGCGATCGTCCCCTGCGACGCCAGGCTGACCAGCGGCCGCTGGCGGAACAGGTCCGACACATATAGGTCGGGCCGGTAGCCGGGAGGGATGATCGACGCGGCCGTGGTGGTGGTCTGCGGCGCGAAGTTCACCGCGTGGTGGACCACCTCGGCCATGTCCTCGGACTGTGCGCGGAACTTGCGGAGCCGATGGATCGCGTCCTCGTCGTGGTCGCGAGCCGCCGCCCATGCATCCCGGACGAGCGAATCGCCGCGGCCGTCGAAGGTGTAGACCGACGGCTCCTTGAGCGTGGAGTACCGCGCCGCCCTGACCGTCGCCGGCCCCTGCTCCGGTGAGCCGATGTTCTCCAGCGTGGTGCGGATGCTGGCGTCCAGCGTCTCGGTGACGCCCTTGCCGAACTGCGCCAGGAACTCCTCCTGGTTCTTCGCAACCCGGTCGGCGAGAGCGGACAGGTGCGCCTCGAAGTCGATCGGCTCCTCGTCCACCCCCTGCGGGTTCTTCAAGTCCTCTGTCATCATTCCTCCTTGCCGAGCCGCCGCAACGCGGTCCGCTCGAGCGTCGTCGAACGCCGGGAAGCCGGTGAGCGCGACGCCCGCCAGTCGGCCCTGCGTTACCAGTCGGACATCCTCGTCGTCGGGATCGGGCTGCCAGCCATCTCCGTCATCGAAGTCCACTTCGATGGAGAAGCCATCGAGGACACCGTCCTCGGCCAATGCCAGCGCCTTATCACCCTCCTCCCCGCGAGCCACCTTGAACGTCGCTTCCAGCCCATCCACCGTGTTGTGCAGGCGCGACGCATACGCGATGGGCTGCGTGTGGTCGTGGTTCATGTTGAGCTTGACGCGCCGGGTGTCGGCCCAGCGCAGTGAGCCCTTAGCGAAGCGCCACTTGGCGAAGCCCGACCGGGCCACCTTGCCCCAAGGGACGACGATGCCGCCGATGATCCGGCGTTCCACATCCGCGCTGAACGACGCCGAGACCGTCTCGTCCTCGGCGAAGGTGATCCTCGTCTCGTCGGTCATGTGGCCTCCTGGGTCTGCGGTTGCTGCGCCGGCATCGCGGCCGGTGGGGCGTTCCTCGCACGTTGGGCCGGCGTGAGGTTCGGCCGGTCCTCGAGCTCGCGGATCTCGTCCTCGGTGTAGGCGCCGACGCCTTTGCCGATCTCGTAGGTCTGCATCCGCGTCTTCGTGTCGCCGCGCAGGAACCCGTCCAGGTTGACCTTGGCCGTGTAGCCCCTGGGCAGGACGTCGCGCATCGACAGGCGTTGCTCGATGGCGCTCATGTACGGCGCGAACGTGAAGTCGACCAGGTCCAACCGCCGCTGCTCGGCGTTCTGATACGTCCGAGAAGTCGTGGAGACCCCTAGGTCTTCGGGGTCGATCCCTGCGGCTCGGGCGATCTCCAGGACCGCGTGTTGGCGCTGCTCGGCGAGCTGGATCTGTTCGGCGTTGAACTGCAGGGTCTTGAGTTCCCACGCCGCCCCGACGTAGCCGTAGACCCTGCGGGACCGAGCGGCTTCCCACCGGTCCAGCAGCGTCCCCACGGAGGCGTCGTCTTCTTTCGGGCGCAACCCATCCTTCGGCGTGAAGTACCCGAGAGGGATGGGCTGGTCCGAGTACCCGGCCGCGGTCCTATCCAGCGTGAGGCAGGTTCGGATCGCGCGCGCGGCGTGGACCAGGAGCGGCGGGTTGGGCGAGTCGAACCGGATGACCTGGTTGTCGTTGACCGGATAACCGTCGATGTAGACGCGAGCCGGTCCTACCGCGTTCGACGGGCTCGAGCCGTTCACCGGAGGGATCCACCCCTGGACGTGGACACGGTTGGGACTGATGTGCTCGGCGAAGGTCGGGTAGTCGTGCCAGCCGAACTCCAGCACCCGCCACCAAGAGATGCCCTCGAACAGCAAGTCCTCGTACGTGTTGGCGACCGTGACGACGTTGGGGATGTCCGGGTCGATCTGGTCGAGCAAGGTCGTGGGTGACGCGATATTGCGATCCTTGTCGCGGATATGGATCGGCAGGCGGGCAAGGGTCCCCGCGATGAGGTTGCGGGAGCGAAGGACCGCCGGGACCTGCAGAGCCTCGGTCCGCGAGATCCTCGGGGCGATCGTGCCGCCGAAGGTCATCCCCTCGCGCATCTCCGGGGGGACGGTGATCTCGAACTCCATGTCGGGCTTGGAGGCGAACCAGTCCTTGAAGCTCATCCGATCCCCTCCGAAGGGAGCCCGATGTAGGGCTCAGGCTCGAACACGGTCGCGGCGTGGACCGCCATCACCAGCGCGATCAGCGCCCGCGCCCTGTCCGAGATCTCATAGCGCTCGCCGGCCTCGTTCGTCTTGAGCGTCGCCGAGAGCACATGGGCGCGCAGTTCAGGGTCGCCGTCGTGCATCAACAGTCCCGAGCGGAGCATCCGGTTGAACGTCCCCGACGCCGCCGAGAGCCTGGTCACCGAGTGCGGGGCTTCCACCATCGGCACGCCCTCGCCCGAGAGAAGATCGGCCGAACGGATGAACGCCCCCAATGGGTGATGGACCCCGAGCACGTCGTAGCGCTTGCAGAGCTCGAGGATCCGGTCCTCGGTTCGGATCAAAGTCGAGCCGGTCTCCTCGGCCGGAAGGATCTCGGCGCGCACCGCCACCCGGCCGTCCGAGCGTTCGGCGGCGATGCCGATGGCGGCGTTGTGCCCGACCGAAGGGACCAGGATGACCTGCTCGCCGTCCTCGATCGCTCCGATGTCCACCCGGAGCCGGTCCCACTCCTCAGGTTTGATGGGCTGCTCGGCGCCGGCGGTCCAGACGTTGCAGGCGCTCCGTGCCCACTCCCCCGGACTCATCGTCGGGGAGGATTTCCGTGCCTGGAGAGCCTTCCTGGTCACCCACGGCGCGGGGTTGACCTTCACCACAAGACTGAGATCGTCCCGGTCCTGGTCGGGGTCGAGCGCGTATTCGTGCCAGGAGAACCCCGGACCCGTCGCCGAGCACATCGGACCTCGGCGCTTGTAGGTCGGGAGCTCGATGACCGTCTCGCGGAGCTTGTAGAGCGGGCTGTTGAACGTGAAACCGGCGGTGGAGATGGCGATCATCCGCCCGCAGCCTCGTTCTGAGGCGCGCTTCCACAGCTTGTCCCGGAGCATCTCGTACATCGCCAGGTCGTGATGGGCATGGAGCTCGTCCACCAGGACCAGGGTCGGGATGGCCCCCTCTTGCTTGCCGACCTCCGAGGCGATGACCCGGATCTCCCCGGCCCGGCGGCGGTTCGGCCCCTCCCCCTTGTGGTAGATCGCCCGGATGCCGTTCTTCACGTCCAGGAGCACCTCGAGCGGCGAGTCCTGGATGAGGATCCGGCACTGCTTGAACAGCGTCGCCGCCTGGTCGGCCGCCGAGGCCACGATCAGCACCTGGGCGTTCGGCACGCGGAGCATGTGATAGACCGCGAGCGCCGCGAGCAGGGTCGTCTTGCCGTTGCCGGTCGGCAGCACGATCACCGTCTCCCGGGTCCCCCGGAAATAGGGAGCCAGGAGCCGGCGCTGGAACGCCTGAAGGACCAGGGTCTTGCCGGCCTCGGTCCTCAGCTGGCGGCAGAACCGGGTGAAATCAGCCAGGGAGTACGGCGTCACGGCGGGAAATCGCTGCCATTCCCGCTGAG